TTTATATAGCGGTGAAGGTTTTATTTCAAGTTGCGAAGTGTCAGCAGAAATGGAATCGCCTGTTACTTATTCAGGAACGATTACTTGTACTGGTGCAATTACACAGGGAACTGTATCATAGTAATTGAACTTTAAATTAAATAATTCAGGGACATTGTTTATCTTTGTCCCTAAATTTATATAATATGGCAAACAAGAAAAGAGGTTACTATACCTTAAAGTTAGGTGGGAAAAATCGTACCATGCACTTCAGCATGAATTTCTGGGCAAATTTTACCGATTTATTAGATGTATCATTAGACCAATTAGGTAATTTATTTGATAAAAATGTTTCTATAAAAACAATTAGAACTTTAATTTATTCAGGTTTATTGGCTTATGACCAAGAGGAAGGTCATGAAGTTGATTATAATGAATTTAAAGTTGGTATTTGGTTAGAGGATTTTAATGCAGATGAATTAAATAATGTTGTAAATGCAATGATGGAATCAAGAATTTTAGGCAATGATTTAAATGCTGGTATAGACAGAAACATTAAAAATACTACAAAAAAGGGAAAGTAAATAGCCAGCTTGATTGGGACACTTTACTTGATTTTTATATTGGTCAAGTTGGCATAAATCCAAATGAGTTTTGGAATTACACTTGGAAAGAGATTCATTTGCTTGGTGAATCATATTTAATCAGACAAAATTTAGAGTGGGAAAGAGTGCGGTTTTTAAGTACAATGTTATTTAATGTCAATTGTACTAAAAGGTCTCAAATGATTGTGCCTGACAAATTATTTTCTTTACCGCAAGATAAATATTTAGAAAGAGGCAAACCCAAATCATCAAGAGAGGAATACGAGAAGTTTTTAAAAAGAGTTAAAAAAACTAAGTTTAAACCTTTAAACTAATATTTAGTATTTTTGTAAAAATAATTCTACATGGCAGAACAAAAATTAAGATATGTAATTACTGGTGATGCAACAGGATTAAATGGTGCATTAAATAGAGCAAGTACGAGATTAAAAACATTTGGTCAGGGTATTAAAAATGTTGGCGCAAGTTTACAAAGGATTGCAATTCCATTAGCTATTGCTGGTGGTGCTGCTATAAAAATGGGAGTTGATTTTGATAAATCAATGACTAAAATAAAATCATTAGTGGGTCTTGCTGGAGATGATGTTGATGCAATGTCAGGTAAGGTTAGGGAAATGGCAAGAGAAACTGGCGTTAGTAGTTCTAAAGCTGCGAACGCACTATTTTTTATAACATCAGCAGGCTTAGAGGGTGAACAAGCTATGGCGGTTTTAAACGCTTCTTTAAAAGCCAGTGCGGTTGGGTTAGGTGATGTTGCAACTGTTGCTGATTTATCAACCTCAGCTATGAACGCTTATTCTGAGAGTGGTTTAACAGCAAGCCAAGCTACTGATGTTTTGACTGCTGCTGTTCGAGAAGGTAAATTAAACAGTGAGGAACTTGCTGGGTCAATGGGTCAAGTTTTACCTATTGCAAGTCAAATGGGCGTTTCTTTTAATGATGTTGGTGCTGCAATGGCAGCAATGTCAAGAACAGGAACAACGGCGGCAATTGGTGCAACTCAGTTAAGAGGTATGTTAAGCGGCTTGTTAAAACCAACAGTACAAGCAGAACAAGCACTTGCAAGTATGGGGCTTAGTTCTGGTGGTTTGAAACAACAAATACAAGACGAAGGATTATTAAGTGTTTTAGCAACGCTTAAAGAAAAATTTGACCAAAACTCTGATGCTGCGGCACAAGTATTTCCAAATATTAAAGCATTATCTGGTGTTTTAAATTTAACAGGTGACAATGCTGATAAGGCAAGAGAAATATTTGAGAAACTAAATAAAACAAATAATGATACCCAAGTTGCGTTTGACAAAACAAGTCAATCAGCATCTTTTAGATTAACAAAAGCTCTTAATACAGCAAGAGAATCATTTGCACAAATGGGGGCTGTTTTGTTAGAAACTTTATTGCCATTATTTCAAAAAATTACTGGCGCAATAACAAATCTATTTGATAGGTTTAATAATTTAGATTCAGCTACACAAAAAATTGTTGCTGGAGTTGGGGTTTTAGTTATTGCATTACCTACTTTATTAAGTTTATTTGGAACATTAACTACAATTGTTGGTGCATTATTATCACCAGTTGGTTTAATTGCTGCTGCCTTAGCTGGTGTTGCTTTTATAATTTATAAAAACTGGAATGAAGTATTGCCTGTTTTAGTTGGTATATTTAACCAGTTTGTTGAAATATTTAATGCGTCAAAATTATTAAGAATTGCAATATTTGGTATTGGCTCTGTGTTTAAAAGTGTGTTTATTGGAATTAAATTATTAGTAGACCAATTTGTGAACACATTTGTAACAATGTGGAATGTTATAAAAGAATTTTCAGAGAAAGGTTTTAAAGGCTCTTTTGGTGATGTTTTAAAAGATGGTTTTGATAATTCAATTGAATTAACTAAAAAGGCTGGTCAAGATATTGCAACAACATTTACCGATGATTTCGCAAGTGCCTTAGATGCTAAATTAGAAAAAACAACAGTTGATGCAGTACAGGGAACATTGACATCAGTTGGAGATAAATTTAAAGGTTTTTTTACTGGTTTAACAACTGGTTTTGGTGGTGGCGGTGGTCAAAGACAAAGACAAGAATCAGTGCTAACAGGGACAAACATTGGTCAAAAAGATAATACTGGTTTATTACTAACTCCTGTTGGTCAAGAGAATACAGAAAAAGCAACTGAAAAAGTTAGTGTGTTTAAAAACTTGTTAGATGCTGTTGGCAATTCTGCGGCAGTAGTTGGTGAAGGTATTAAAGGTGCATTTCATGGTGCATTTCAATCAATGATGCAGGGTGAAAATGTTTTTAAGGCATTGGGTAAAATGTTATTAGATTTAATTAAAAAGTTAATTGCAGCAGCATTAGCAGCGTTTGTGTTGTCAACATTAATTGGAGGTCTTGGTCTTGGTGGAAGTGGCGGTGCTTTTGAGGGTATGGATAAATTTGGCTCATTATTTACACAATTTTCTGGTGTTAAAATGGCTAAGGGCGGTATAGTAAGCACACCTACAATGGGACTTATGGGAGAATATCCAGGCGCTCGTTCTAACCCTGAAGTAATTGCACCACTCGATAGATTAAAGTCAATGATTGGCGACACTGGTAGTTCAAAGGTACAAGTTGGTGGTCAGTTTACATTAAGAGGTCAAGATTTGGTTGTTGCATTACAAAGAGCTAACAGAAATAGAGACAGGATTAACTAATGGCATATGGTGTAAAATATAGATTAGAGTTTGTTGATGACAACCTAAAAGGTAAAAAAATTGAAATACTTAAAGATGGTTATTCAGGAAGTGTTTTAGCATTAACAGGAACTAACAACCCATTAATATTAGAGTGGTCAGGTAATGATGATTTTTACGACCCCATAATAGGCTCTACATGTACAATAAATTTATTAGATACAGCAACTTCAAACTACGACAATTTTTATGAATTTGACGAAAGAGAATATAAAGTAATTATTTACTATAAAGATAGCGGTGGGTCTTATCAAATATATTGGCAGGGTTGGTTATTAACAGACCAATTTAAAGAAGCTGTAACAACAAAACCATTTGGTATAAGTTTGAACGCATATGATGGGTTAGGTAGTTTAGATGGTTTTACAGCACCTATAGATTTAACAAGCGTTGCGTCCAAAGATTTAATGTATTATATCCACAATACATTGTCTAATTTAAGTTTAGGATTAGATATTTATATTTCAAATGATATACAAAAAGATGGAGCAAGTGGCTCTGATTATACATTTTATGACCAAACTACATTATCACAAAAAGCGTTTTTAAAAGATGGTGTTGATTTAAGAACAGCCAAAGATGTACTGGGTCAAATTTTAAAATTTTCTAATGCCAGAATATTCCAATCTTATGGCAGATGGTATATAATAAATAATTCAAGTTACAGTGAACAATCTGTTAAAGATAGTTCAGCAACTACAGCTAATGGTGGAACAATACCAACTGGAATTA